TATTGTGTCGAAACATACCCAATGCGCCACTGGGCCGTTGGGCTGTTGTGCCAGAAGGCATTGACGCTGCGCCTGTTGTCGAGTTTTTAGAAACGTACCCAGCTAGTAAATTCGTACCAGTGATTTTCTTCGTGGTGCCACCATCATTAACCACCAACTCTTCTGCACCATCGGAGGTAGTGAGTGCTGGTAATTCGCTTATTTTTACGTCTGCCATAAATTACCCCTTAATTTCCATAAGTGTCATTGTGCTGTAAACTCCGCGCCCACCTAACCTAGCTGAACCTGACGAATCTGGACGCCTAAATGCCACTGTATAAGCTACGCTTGACGTGCTGGATGGTGAATCTAAATGACTTGCAGAAACCATGAGATCAGATGATGCGTTTGAGCCAATTGCTGCGTTTGCATAACAGAAACCTGACGTATCATTTGAGTGCCCTTGTATACCAGCCGCTAAATTTGTTCCGCTTAAATTTGTGTCCAAACCAGAACCCCTAAACGCGGTAACCGCCACTGCTGAATATGTTGAACTTCCATATAATTGACAATTTACATTAAATTGAACCAGTATTTTATTTGACGTGCTGGATGGGGTTATTGATGCTGTTAAAGGGCTTCCAACCATATCGCTTGATGTTGTGTCTTGGTATGCTCCCCACGCTGTATTAATAACCTGTAAAACTGACCCTTGGGGCATTTGGGCATCTGTCAAATTACCCACTGCGGTTGCCACGGCTGAATCGACTAATGTTTTTACAAAGGCCGTTGTAGCGATTGATGTGTCATTGTCGCCACTAGCAGGAGTGGGCGCTGTTGGATTGCCTGATAGACTTGGGCTGGCTAATGTGGCTAGGCCAAGGTTTGTAGCGTCTAAAGCTCCAACAGTGACCCACGCATTATTAGCACCATTGCGAATCTTCAAAAGTCCTGCCGAAGTATCTGCCCACTGCTGATAGCTAAATGTGGTGCTTGGTGCGCTGCCTCCGCTATTTTGGCTAACAACAGCGTCTAGTACGTTATTAATGTCACTTCTTACGGCTGCGCCCGTCCCGTTTGCTATGTCATAGTCATGTTGAGCCATGTTATGCTGCCTCTTTTCCGTATCCGACTGCCTGCCAATTTATTGACCTGACAATTCCAGTGTTTGATGAGTTAAAACATTGAACAGTAAATCCCGTTCTAGCCTTGCTAGTCACTCTAAAGTAATCTCCTGAGTTAGCGTCTTGCATTGTGACTCCAATCACAGGAACCGCTTTAAAATTGCTGCTAAATGATACGGCTGTACTGCTTGCCGATACGCTCAAATCGCTAAATTTTTCTACCCGATCAGGCATATCCACAGTGACCGATAGCGCAGTGATTGAGATGTTATAAGATGAATCTGTATTAGTAACGATCACTCGAAACTCATAGGCTCTCGCGTGATAATCGCCCACTAAGAAAGGCGACCAACTAGACCATGTTGGGTTTGACGCTGGGTTATCAGTAGTCGATCTAAGCTCTAAAACGGCAGTGATTGCATCTGAACTGGCCCCGTCAAAGTTCTGCCATAAGTCTATATTCTGTGTTCTGTAGTCAATTAAGTCTGAGACAAGTGAAACGGATGAACTTAGGTTAGCTGTTAGGCGGCTTGTATAGGTTGAACCAAGGTCAACTGAGTTGGCAAAGTAATAAGAACCTAAATCTTCAATAACGCCAACATCACCTATTTCACGGGCCAGCCTGTCTCCATTTTCTGCAATTAGAAAGTCACTTGCTTCGGTCAATAGAAATCTTGGAGCACCCTCTAGCTTTAATACATTGTTATCGACAATCATATCGCTTTTAGCGCCAGTGAAGTTGGGGTTTTCAGTGGCAGAAACTACGGCATTAAAATCTATAATGTTGGGAACAGTGGTAGTTGCATACTTTGCATTTGTTGAGAATCTACCGCCAGAATCCACCGCCTTGATCATGTAGGTTCCTGTCAATAACGGCAGAACTGAAAAGGTTGCGCTACCAGCAATGGCCTCTCCGATCTCTTGCCCGTCTTGCCATGTTGCGTTAGACACTAAAGAAGAGTGGCGTATGATTAGACTGCCACCATTAGTAACGTCTAAAACATTGACTTTTGACCAAGATAAATGACACTGACCATCGAGTGCGCGAATAGAAAAGTTATCAACATCAGGCGGGACGGCTGTTAGTCCTGATATGGTTTTATTATTCAGATAAGCATATTCAGACTTCGCACCCATTGAGTTAATTGATCTAACTCTAAAATCATATTCCCCTGCGGGTATATCATCAACTCTTGCCTCTAGTGCGCTTGTGTTCGTAATAAAGGTATAGGTTGATGCGCCATTGAGTTTGTATTCAGCCTCGTATGAAACAACAAAAGCATCATTAGGTGCTGCCCAAATAAAAAACGCCCTTGATTGAGTGCCTTTTGAGTTAACTGTGGTATATAACTCTTCTGTTACGCCAGTGGGTAAAGGTGAAGCCACCAAAAACGGATTAGGTAGATTGGTGTCTGGTATATCATCGGCTTCTGTCTTTGTTGACCAAGGATAAATTGAGTCTTGATGCTCGATTAACTCAACGGATACAGTTCCATCCATGCGAAGCGATAGCGCGTTAACTCTGAACGTCTTTTCTGTCCAAGATGGGGTTGAGTGGCTAACGTCTACAATGTCGCCTACTGAGCAATTTAAAGCCTCACTGGTTGCTGTAAACTTACACGCTAGACCATTGCGGCTTCTCTTTAATGCAATCTCAGCAATGTCTTGAGCCATGTAAACATTGGTCACAGTTTCTAGCGTGATGCGCTGCTCTAATTCCACCCCATCTGCGGCTAAATATTCGGCCTCTTCTGCGCTTCCAGTTGGCGGGTACTCAATCTGATCACTTTGCCAGTTGGCGGTTGGGTTAACAAACGAGGCTATCACTCTATTGAAGCGGTTTTTTTTAGTGCCACCTTGAATGGCTAAACCACCAATTATATGAGACTCGGTAAAGCTGAAACTGCTTGAGCCTTGATCCTCAACAATAACCCCGTATTTGCCATTGGCATAAGGCATTAAGCCACGAAAGCCAGACAATAAAATCTTTACATTTTCCAATACTGATCGATCAGTTTTTAATATGGTGTTACATTCTAAAATCTTTTGTTGTGAGCCGCCCGAATATGGAGTCACCATTGCATCACATTTGGTGGCGGCTGCTGTGAACTCGGTATCATTTATAAATGAAGTGGGAAGCCCTTTGCCGTATCGCGCATTGGTTAGGTAATCCCTAAGACACCATGCTGGGTTAGTGCTGTAGGCAGTAGTTGAGCCGTTGTAAATCTTACGGCCTTGAACCACTGCTTGAATGTTAGGCATGGATGAAAAAGCGTCATTATCCCACTTTAATCGCACCGCTAAATAAGCCACACCTTTTAGCCTATGGTTGCCCGTCCATCCTATCCCAGCGTTAACAAATGTTGTGTCAGCCGCTTGAGTGTCAGTTCCTAAATACTTGGTGATGCTTACTAGCCCTGAGAACTTTGAGTCACTACTAAGCACATCGTCAATATAAATATCACCAATAGAATTAACCTCACCTTCACAAAGCGCAAGAATGATGTATAAATACTTGTTATCGGCTCCGCTTGTGGCAACAAATACTCTAGTGCCAGCTAATTTTCTTTCCCCATAAACTACTGGAATTTCAGCAATATTACTTTGCTTGTTGACCTTGGTTCCGCGATCATCACCAATACTATCTCTGACCGCATTTTTCATTGATTTTGCAGTCAACCAACTGGCAACAACTGAGGCAAGTAAGCTAATCCAAAAGCCCATTAGTTTCGACCCCAAGCAATATCTTTCACGGCACTAGATGCAAACTCAAAACCCTTGTCCCCTGCAAAGTATATTTGCTGCGAGTTGTGGTTGGTTCTACGCCCTGACTCTTTTTCAAAGTCTGACCAGTGCGAGGCCGTTGATAAATTAATCTGGCTGGTTTTGTTATCGTCTTTAATTGAAAACCCATCAATGCGCCCGTTATATAAAGCAATGGGTGTTCCAATGATTGCGCCCGAACTGTTTAAGATTGCCCTGCTTATAATCACTTCTTTGTCGATGTAATTCTCACCCAATAGAATAGATATAAAAGATTGCTCAACACCTGACAGATTGATAGTAAACGTCCCCACTTGAACATCGGGCGTTTCGTTAACATCAGTCATTGAAAGTAAATGTGCGCTTGAGTTGTAGTTATTGCCGCTATAAAAAATGTCATAAGCAAAGTCAGTTAGGTACAAAGTAGTCGAGAAATCAATGCTCACAAGATGGGCCATATTGAACGCATCTTTTGCAAGCTCAGTAATCACATCAGGATCAATGCCCCTACTCATGAAAGCGCCTCGACCAAATCAACTTCATATGTAAAGAACATTCCAGCACCTAATTTATAACTCTGCACATCGTTGGCTAATCTCACAGTAAATGGCACACTGTCATAAGTAACTGTCTCGGTTCCTACTGCCTCAATTAATGGAGGCGTAAATGTCATTGCACCATTGCCACTTCTGTCAGCCGTAAGCATATAAACCTTGTCATGGCCTGAGAACTTAATAACGTCACCCGCTTTTAAAACCCCTGTAAGGCCTGATACTGTAACCGAGGCTAACCCTTTAGCCGTTGCCGAAGTGCTCACTGTGCCGCTTGCTGTGCCGCTTGTGCTGCTTATTTCTGTGGGTACAATCGTAAAGATTCCATTGCTGCCTTGTTGGGATACAACAAAGGCAAATACAGGGTTAAATTCTGCGCGTGTCATAGGCGCATAAGACGCAGTAAAGGCCCACTTTTGACCGCCAATCTTTCTGCTTTGCATACGCCCATTGACTGCACTGCTCATTAGGCTAGGGCTGTCAGATTGTAGATTGATGCCGTTAAAGGCTGGGCTGGTTGGATAACTCATGCTAGGGCTGGCCTCCCGTTTTCATTGAGAGATTGATTGATTAGGCTCATCAGTGTTCCGCGCCTCTTGGTGAGCAATTCATCGAAGCCCTCGGTATCATTTGCAGAGATATTGATAGTGTAATTGCCCCCGCCAAGCTGGTCATTAGGAACCACATTTGCTGCTTGGTTTGGCACTATTAACTCTGGGCCACGCTCACCAACAATGTAAGGCGAACCCGCCGACATAGGGCCGCCATTAGCGCGAAATTGAGTTGATCTAATAGCAGCGACTTGAGCCATGCCATTAGCTAAAGCGACAGCGGCAAACCCTAAGTTAAGAGGAAAGGGGTTATTCATTGCCTTAGCTACACCATTGTAGGTGTTAACTAGAGCATCCTTAACGGCAAATGCTTTGTTAATGGCAAAGGCGGCTTTGTAGTGGCTGCTCAATGAAGCTAGCGCCCCCCTGCTTTCTTCTTTGAGATCGTCTGCATCTTTTCTACGGAAGTTTTCTAACCTGCGTGATGACATTCTTTGTTGCTCAAAAGCCACACCATACGCCGCGCTTCTATCTGCTTTTTCTCGACCTAAATAATCTTGGCGCAATTCACCCATTTTTCTTTGATGTGCAAATGCCAAATCATATTCCAGATGAAAAGCATTAGTCATTTCTGAACTTGTGCTTGCTCCAACAACCTCATCAGAAGCTATATTGACTTCTTTCATTTTCATTAAAAGCTTGTCAATTTCTCGAACTGCTCCGCTAGTTCCAAAAGATTTAAATGGCTCTATGTCTTGTAAATAATCTCCAGATGCAATTAACTTTTTTAAAGCCCTTTCTTGAGATTCCAATGTGTCTAAAGTGTGTTTTGCAGCTTCCTGCTCTGATCTGTAAATAGAAAGGCTGCGTTCTATAGCTTTTTCTCTATCTTGGGCAATCTCTAAAAGCTCTATGCGTATAGCTTTTAATGTTTTTAATCCACCCATGCTAGAAGGTAGAATTTGTAAAACTTTTGAGATTGCTCTACCCGCTCCTGTGGCTATGCTAGTTAAACTATTTAGCATTGAAGTTGAGGCTTCAATTATTGATTTAGCTGCCTCAAGAATAGTTATGGCTATATTTTTTGAAAACTGTGTAATGCCCCCTTGCTTGTTTATTTTCATCTCAACAAAAGAGCGTACCGCTTCTGATGCAGACTCAATAATTGGCGCGATTGAAGCAACCACTCGGTGAAAAACATTGCCTAAATAATCAGAAAGCCGAGCGATTGAATCGTTTGCATTTTCAACGCCCTCAATAAGCTCCAAGCTCATCACCAAGCCAAGCTCGTCAGCCTCCTTTTTCATGGCCTCCATTGCATCTTTGCCGTCTTTAAGCATGTTGATAACTTTAGCGCCACGCGCACCAAACAGGTCGTACACAAAGCTTGCTCTGTCTGTTTCGTTGGTCATTGTTTCAAGAGCAGTGGCGGCTTGGCCTAGAACATCAGTTACACTCCGAGTTGATCCATCAATATTTTTCGAGGATATTCCATAACGATCAAAAGCCTCTTTAGCAATGCCTGTTCCGCTAGCAACATCTGAGATATTGATTGCTAATTTTTGCATGGCTTTATCTAGCGACTTAGCCTCTAGGCCACCAATACTTGCCGCATGCCTTAGCCTTTGCAATTCAGTAACAGAAATACCAATAGATCGACTAACCTTAGCCATGCTATCAGTAGCATCCATTGATTTTTTAACTAGATAGCCAAGGCCCACCGCGCCAGCCGCTAGACCGATAGCGCTTTTCATTGAGAAAGCAGCACGCGAAATTGATTTGAGGCCAGCCGTTACAGCCATGAACGCTTTCTTGGTTTTATTTACAGCCTTTATCTGTATTTTAACGTCTTTATTTGCCATTTTTTAATTCCAAGTAAGCTGCCCAGAGCAAAATTTCATCTGTTGATAAGACCATAATCTCCTCCAATGTTTTATGGAGATGTTCTGCAAGAATTATTGCAAAGCGTAGATCATGATCTTTTTTTAGTTTTTTGTTGCTTCATCAAAATCTGGCTCATCCCCCCCCATTTCTGAAACAACTCGACTAATAACTTCGGGATCAACTGAACGCATTAGCTCAGTCATATTGGCCCGCTTAAAAATCATCTTTCCATCTTCATCTAGCGCTCGTAAAATAAACGTCATTGCCACAGCTTCGGCCTGTTTATTTTCAGCGTGCAATTTTAAAACCTCGCCTTGATCTTTAAAATTCATGGCGGGTTTGTAGTAAATAATCGACGGTTTTCCATCAACTACCCACTCTGGTATTTCTGAACTTTGAAGTTTTCCGCTCATCCGATCACGGAATTGAACTTTTGCTGCTTCTAACATTAAACTCATAATAAATTCCCCGTTAATTAATCCCCGTTAAAAATTCACTGGCAGAGCCACGGGGAGGGACTTTTTCGGCTTTAACCTAGCCAGTGAAAACTTTAAACAGTGCCCCAAGTTAAAGCGCCTGTTCCTGTAAAGCTAAAGCTAGTCTCAATCATTCCCTCAATAGCTCCGCTTACGCCAATCTCTGTGACAATGGCAGAGCCAGTGGCATAGGTTGCAGAACTTGCGCTGCCCTCTGGGTAAAGATTTAACACGACAACAGCACCAATAGTGATTGCTGCTTGCCCTGCATCAGCCTCATCCCAAAACATCTCACATGAACCTGAGAAAGTAGCTTGCCCTGCTTTATACGTTTTTGAAGTATCACCTAAAGTGGTATCTTCAATTGTTCCTACACTCTGCGATAAAGAGTAAGACCTTAATTCGCCGATCGTGTCACTACCGATCTTTACAAGGCCCGCTGTTGCTGCATGGTTAGCCATTGACGGCCTCCTTTTTCGTTACGTTTTTGGTTTTAGATGAGGCTGGGGCTTTATCACTCCAACCGCGATTTTTCATGGTTTGAATCTGCGAGGCGTGAACATCCACGCTAGCTTTATCCTTGTACATCAGCATTATAAAATTCCTCTAGTTAGCCAGTGTTGATGGGGCGGCTGGATTTACTCTGTAAACACCATTAAACGTCAAGGTTGCTACCGCTATGGGTTTGTCCGATTCGTTGCTGTATTCAATGTCAGTGTCCTCTAGCATCACCTCAACTAGCTTTCCATTTAGCGTTTTATCAGCATAAATGGCGGTCTCTACTTCGGCGCAAATGGTGTCTATTAAATCTTCCACTCCATCTTTAGTTTTAGCTCTTGCCTCAACTCTTAAAGTTAGGTCATGCCATGCTCTAGTGGCGCTGCTCAAGTCCTCGTTCACAATGTCTTTGTCTGCGTAAATTGTGAGGCATGGCAACGAATCATGGTCAACATAAATTCGGGTATCAAAAACTCTACTGCCCGTTGTCGTTAATCCTGTCAAAGTAGTTACTAGCTGCTCTCTAACTTGTTGTCTTGCATGAGCCACTAGGATTGATCCTCTAAAACTAGCTCGACCATTCCAGTACCATCGACTTGAATACCGATCACATGGTAAGTAGTAGAGCCAATAGCCACGGAAGCACCATGACCCACTCCTTGAACATCTGCGTTAGCACACGCAAAAGTAGGGTGAACGCCCTCAATGCCAGCGACCTCTATAAAAGCTTCATCTAAAATTCCACTGACCACTGAACCAGCGATTGTTGCATTAATAGCAAAATCATCCGTATCAAAAAACTCAGTAAAATCTTCAGCAAATGCCATTTTTATTTACTCTTTTTCTTAGACGCTTTTGGGGCTTCACTATAAGCTTCCGCTCTACCCATCTGAATTAGCACCCGTCCATCACTATCGCTCACCTCGGCAATAGCTCCCTTTAATAAATCTACACCGCTAGCAGCGGTTGAACTTAAAATTTTAATCTGCATAAAAACCTCGTCTAAGTGGGCGGGTTTGACCCCGCCCTATTTAAAGGATTAAGTGGTTATGAACCGCCAGAGCCTTTAGCAAATGACTGAGCGTGACGAACAGCAATATCAACGTCCTGCATACAAACTACGCGAACAGTGCCAGAAGCAGAGCCAGTAGAAGTATCCACGTTAATATCAAGACCGCCCCACATGCCGATGATTAAATCAGCGAAATTGCCAAACACAACTGTATTGGCAGTCATTTGGTTAGTAACTGCCATGTTGTAGCCGTTCACTTGACCATTTGCCATGACAAACTGACCAGAGCCAGAATCTTTTGCTTTCTGTTTCATTGCGCCAGCCATTGCCGCCGTTGAAACATAACCAAGAGAACCGAACAAAGCGTTGTCGATAGAAACTTGCGATTCAACATCAACCATCTCGCCGAAGGTTGGATTACCAGCCGCAGCAAATGTCTTTGCGCCGATGCCAGTAGTTGCCAAAATTCCTGTAGGCTGATTGCTTGATCCAGTGCCAGCAATGGCAGATAAATCAATTGCCATAGCTAGGCGCATTGCCAAGTCGTTACGAACAAAACCCTCAATATCAATAGAGCTTTGAAGCAATAGCTTGCGGCTAATGTCCGAGAACGCGCCAACTGTCTTTGGTGTCATTGATACTTGGTCAAATGCTGCTTGACTCTCAGTAACAGCGGCAGACTCAGCGACCCAGTAAGCTGTTGCTCCACTGGTTTGACGAGGAATGGCTACATTGCCATTTAGATCACGAAGCATGGTTGCGCCCATGCTAGCAACGACCATTGCATTCTCTAAGCTATCAATAAATGAACTAGCGAGAAGATTTGTTGCAACAGTGTTGCCGCCCGCCGTTGCAGTGCCTACGTTAAGATCACGTTTTAAAACTTCACTTGGTACGAACAAACCTTGTGCAGTTCTGCCCATCTGATCTGCGGCTGCGCGAGAAGCTTCAAACTCAAACGCTGCATCTTCTTGAGCGCGGCGGTCACTAGGGTTAGCTAAAGCGTGAATTGCTTTCATAAAGGAGAAACTACGAACTTCTTTGGCGCTTAAACCAATGTCATTATCTTTCTTTATTACTGGCTGGGCAGTTCCAATGGTGTCTAACAATTGAGCGCGGAAAGCGTCAACAGATTTACCATCATTGATGAATGTACGAGCCATTTCTGGTTGGTTGTGCAAGTTACCCGCTGCTTCAATGTTTTGAATGCGATCAACTTCTGAGCGGCGTGCCGCCTCTACTTCTGCCCGAACATCTACAGTCGGGGTTTCAATTACTGCTGCTGGAGATTCCATGATTGGTTCCTTAATTTCTTTAATTTCGTTAACTTCAACTAATGTTTTATGATTACTGTTTGCTGACCGCCCTACACCTACTGAGGCATCTGCGGGAATACTTACAATCGACACCTCGTATGGTTCCCAATCCAAAGCTCGGTATGATTCAGCACCTTCCTTTTCCTCTTCCATCACCATGCGGTGTATCCTGTAACCCACGGAAACGTGCTTACGAATACCATCCATTACATCGTTAAATATCTCTGTTGCGCGTGCGCTATTGCCAAAACGCACAGTGGCACGACCTACCCGATCACCATCAACAGAAACAGATTCCACAACGCCAACATGGTCAGAAGGGTCGTGATCTACAAGCACAGCACCGCCACCATTCAGTCTGCCAAGACGAATAGCGTTAGGGTTATGGTCAAGTATTTCATTGCCAAACCAGCGCTCAACAGGCTCCTCGCTGGAAAAGGCTAGGTCTACTGTTCGCGTTTCCGCATCAACAGATTCCCTATTTAAATTAAAGGTGCGAAATAAATCGCCCGTATTTATCTCATTCATCATTAGCCTCTTGATTGCTATTAATAATGTCATTAGTAGTTAGGCCAAAGCTTTCTAAAACTGCTAACTCAGCTTTACGCTCGGCGCATACGTCAATAAAATTTAAACCTGCTGCCGCTGTAATAGCAGTCAAGGTTCCCGTCCCCATCTCAACCATCAATTTATTTGCTTGCTGATCTTTTAGCGGATCAACCCAAGCCCAGCCGCGAGGTTGCCAATTCACTTTGGTAAACTTTTTAAACTTCTTTTCTGGCAAATTAAGCGCTTGTGTTCTTAGCGACTGAGATAGCCACGCTTGGTAAACAGGACGATGTAATTGTTCAGCGACCCACTTTTGCAGTATTCGCCAATGTTCACGCTCTTCTAAAACGCCACTTCTTATGGAGCTAAAGTTAACTCCCTCAAGGTCGTTTGCTAGGCCGTTGTAAGCCACATTAAGCCCACTAGACGCGCCTCTTAGCACAGTCTTGATAAACACTTGGTAGGCTGAATTGGGGTGGCTAGGGTCGAAAGTCTCAACGCTCATCCCTGCTGGAAGCTGCTCAAAAACTCCAGGTTCCATATCAGTTAATAAATTACCTGACTCATCCTCTTCACCTACATAAGAATCAGAATCAGGAGAAGTGTAGAAGCCCATTTTACTTGCGCCAATACGCGCAGCAATTAGCTCTGCCTCTTCATAGCCAGCCACCATATTTAAACGCTTCATAGCGGTATTCATCCAAGGAATGCCGCGCATTTGACTTGGCCGTTCTGCTATAAATAAGTGGCAAATATCAGTCGCAGGAACGCGGTTATATTTTCTGCCCTTATACATAATGGAGGTTTCATTGGGGTGGTCAGTTAAAAGATGGTAGGCCACTGGCGCATCCCATTCATTAACTTCAACCGACATAATTATTCGATTGCCATTAGCTAGCGTTAGGTTGAAATCCTCGTCTAAATGATCTGCCTCAATAATCTGAACGGCAAAGCCAAAAGGATTATCAAAGTTACGAACCTTAACCACTAAGACTTCACCATCTCTAGCAACACTTTCAATCACTAGCCGCTGAATATCTACCCAAGATAATCGACCTGTAACTGAGCAATTCTCAGGTAGGCTCCATTCAGCAAATGCTTCCTCAATGGTGTCGTTATCTTGCTTGTCCAGCGAACCATCTTCTCTCACTGAACGCGCTTGAAGTTGAATCCCATGAACGCCAACAACATTGGCCTTAACCATCTTTAAAAACTTAGAGGCGTAATCATTATCCATTGCTAGCTGTCGTGATCTAGCTCGCATAACTCTCAAGCTAACTTCTAGCTCTCCATTGGAGGTTAGCGTAGAGCCTTTGAAATCTTGCGTAAGGCGATCAATAACGCTAGAGCCATATCTGCGGAAAGCTGTTTTCCGTTTTTTTCCAGTAGGATTTTCTGGCTTGTTTCTCTTGTCTAAAAAGCTCAAGATTCCCATTTAAACAAACCTCGCTTTTATTGTTCCAGATTGGCCCAGACCAGCTTTAATACGCTCCATGCGAACTTCTTTCACATATTTAGCCGCGTATCTGTCTCGCCAAACCATAAGGTCAGGAAGTGGGATTCTAGTTATTGATCGACCAGCAATGGAGTAGCCCATTTGATCTTTGGTTGCTCTTCCAGCTAGCAAAGCGTCAATAGCATCTAGCATCACTTTGTTTTTAGAGCGGGGGTCAGTTGTTGCTGTGGCTTTATTCGGCTGAATAATAAATGCGCCAGAATCTAAAGTAATGCGCTCGTTATCAGATGTGCGCTTGATGTACATCTGCCAATGGTAACGCCCAGCGCTGTAGTTCGCTGTCGTAGAAGCAGGAATAATAATCTGATAGTTAGAACCAGAAGCGGAAGCTGTCGCTGTAATGGATACAGTTCCCGCGCCTTCTTTTCTAGCGGTATAACTGAGGGAATAAGAGGCTGGGGGATAATCGCCGCCGATGTCAACTCTAGTCCAAGC